GGATCCCCAAGTCCTCTGCCCTGTTTCTTCAATCACAGGGGACAGATGGAGTACTGGCGGATTTAGTGTCGGCTGATAACAAACCAAGTGACAGCCCTCTGGCCTATGGGGCTGGTATAGCTATCGTAATTCCGTTGCCATTAGGGGCAGCACCTTCGGCTCTAAGAGCCCTGGGGTTACTGCAAGCATTCATGGTGAAAGAAGCGGGCACTCAAGACCTGGATGCCACACTTTCGTCTGGTGAAACTATCCCGGATGCCATAGGGTTGGAGGCTCTGCCTGGACCCCCACCAGTTCCCCCGGCGGATGAAGGTCCGGACGTGTTGTAGAGGAAATATGTCGTCTTTCTCGAAAATGTCAGTTTGGCCTGTCGGCTACTTTCGGGCGTTCTCCAGCTGGCTCCTGCGGAATCGGAAAACGATTGCTTCCCGTGTGGACAAAATCAATGCCGACCTGGCCCGTATCGGGTTTATCAAAGTGGTTTACCGGACGGTCAATATCGACGGGGAGGTCAAGCCAACTGAAGAACGGATCGGATTTTCCGTAACTGACGAGTCGTCTTTGGGGAGGTTGGTCCAAGCCTATGTTGCTGGCGGGGGCAACCCCCTTGACATCTCATCGTTCATGTATCCCGACAGCGTGGAAATCCTGGACGAGGACCCGGAAGGCAACCTCACGATAGCCCAACATTACCCACATGGGGGTCTCGCTGCCCCTATATCCGTTGAATACAATGACCCCCTCCCTGTGAAGGGGGAGGATACGGGTTACGGGGAATACCGGGGTGGCCATGTCCGATCCGATAGGTACTATCCCACCCGCCAAGGTGGGCGGGTGGACCGGGGTGGGTTCGATGTCGAGACGGTGGTCTCGATGATGCACAACATGCGGGGTTGGGCCAACCAAGACATCCGAGAGCGGCTTCAAGACATCGAATGGCGCATCATCAAACTCTCCGACCTGCGGGAGCAACTTGTGAAGGAGCGGGATGATATGCTGGGTCAGGCATTTGGTGGAGTCCTGTCTGGGGTTGGGGATTTCGATAACGAACGATTCGACCCAAACCAGCGAGTCCAAGCCTTGGTTCAGGGAATTTACAGCCTCATTTACGAGACCAATGAGTCGGGTCAGGTCACTGCCTACAGAGCCAACCTAGAGGTGCCATTCCTACATTTTACGTTCGAGGACACCACATCTGAGCTGCGTGATCCTTTGGGGGGCTGATGCGGTGTCCTGCCTATACGACCTACTCAATGGGAGATATGTTGGAGAATGAGGGCCCATGTCCACTGATTACCAACTTGCCTGGCGCTGTCCTCATCTGACGATGGAGGAAGTGGTCCCCCTGGACCCAGACAGGCGCTCTCTGTTTACCTCCCAGCCCATCGCCGGGTCTAGCACAGTCAGGATCCTGGTCAATGATGAACTGTACGTTCCCCAGGGTGGTCTATTTGTAGGTGCCAACCTGTATGGTACTGTTTCCGGTCCTTTCGACATCACCGAGAACGAGGCCGACTTAACGGTCGCATCTCCGGTTGGTTCTCAAACCTTCACGTTCCCAATTTCCGGGACAGTCCGGTGGACGACTGGTCAGGTTGTTACCTACATGCTGCGTAACGACTTATCCGTTGTGTCAGCATCAAATTCCAATGGCCATTTGTTGTTCGGGGATGCCTCGACTATTGGTTCCGATTCCTTTGTTGAGGTATCGGGCCACGCGGCTCGCTCCCTGGGATTTGGGGCCACAGTTTGTGGGGATACGTCAGGTTACCAGCGACGGGCCCAAGGACGACAGATATACCCAGCTTGGGAGTTTGGTAACCGAGAAGACAGCATCACTAACCGTTATCCCCGATTTCGGGCATCAGTGATGACCAACCCAGTTTTCAAAGTCACCTACACGACGGCAGTCCAACGATGCCGTCGTTGTCGGGCTACCTTCGTGGAGAATGACTACCGGTTTGACACCAGTGGGCAAGCTATTCTCATTGAAAATGAGAACCTGCTCTATCAGGCGGCGCTCAAGATTCTCCTGACGGACCAGGGAAGTAACCCATACCATGCGTGGTATGGGACGACGCTTCGATCTCGAATCGGTTCCAAGGCCATCGCAGCCGTGTCCTCATTGATCAGCGAAGATGTGCGCCGAGCGTTGGCCAAGCTCCAAGTCTTACAGGATGAGCAGTCCAAGTACCAAAGAGTCACTTTCAAGGAACGATTGTATTCAGTGTTATCCGTCGAGGTATTTCCCCACGAACAAGATCCAACGACCTTTATGGTTAACGTCGTGGCCCAAAATGCATCATCCGAACCGGTCAACCTGAGTATCGTATTCACGGTCCCCGAGGTCGTCGCCTTGATGGGGACTAATGGTCTTTTTCTCGGTCAACAGTTGTCGGGGACTAATAGTCTTTGATAGGATGCAACCATGCTGGCCGAAACAAAACCTAACCGAAAGCCTGTGTCCGATGAAACCCGTCGCAAGATGTCCGAAGGTCAACTGCGTCGTAGAGGCTGGGAGCGTTCTCAGACAGGGGTGTTGTTGAAGCCCTGTTCCCAATGCCGGACCCTTCTGGAGGTTACCGAAGAGAACTATCCTCGGGACCGAAGTCGCTGGAACGGTTTCTACCATCGGTGCAAGAAATGTTGTTCGGCAAGGAACGGGATTATCCGTAACCCGACCTGTGTGATTTGCGGTGGGGCTGTTTCAGTAGATGTGCCCTTGAAGAAGGGGCGGAAACGACGAGTCTACCCCAACACGGTGTGTTCCCCTGCATGTAAAGCAGAAAGGCGCAAGTTGACGGCGTTCGACTACAATCTGCGGGTCAAATATGGCATCACCCATGCGGATTATGACCGGATGCTGAGTTCTCAAGGGGGGTGTTGCGCCATTTGCCGATGTACTGCCTCGGGTGCTCCCAGGGGTGGCCGGTGGCTCGTTGACCATGACCACACGACGGGAGCTGTCCGTGGGCTTTTGTGTGTCAGGTGTAATACAGGGCTCGGTTTGTTTGGTGATTCCTCGGTTATGGTGCAATCTGCAGCCGAGTATCTGGTGAGCAGGGGTACGGAAGAAGCCCGAGCCCTGATCGATTAGGAAGAGGACATGGCGGTATCAGCATCGAAAACTCCGCAGTTCGAGGGCCCCGATGGGGTGTTTCGAGAAGACTTCATCTTTTCCACGGACATCTCGACGCGATTCTTTACGGGCATCATGTCAACGGACACCGTGGACATGCAGGTTTCAGTACGGGGTGCTGCTTTTTCGTCCGATCCAGACTTGATTAACTTCGAGGGCGAGACTTTCATCATCCCCAACCCGTCGGCGTTCCCGGACGGGCTCCAACTTTTTCCAGGTGAGAATCTCATTCAGGTCAAGTCCGTCCTTTCCAACGGGGAAGAGACGGCGGCGGCATCGTCACAAGCGAAGCTCTCCCTGGAAGCAGATGTTAAAGCGGCGGTCATTGCCCCATCAGGCATTTTCGTGGAGCGTGGGGACCGGACCGTGACTGTCACGGTCGAGGGGCTGAATGACTCCAACGTGTCGGGCTACCACTTTTACGCTTCGACAGCTCCGGGTGGGGGCACGGTGGGCTATCGGCGCATCAACACCCAATTGGTCATTTCCAGTGAGACCGTCGAAGTTCCTAACCCGCTAGGGGAGATCACTATCGATTCCCGGATAGCCACCAATCCGGATGGGAGTCCGGCAGCTGACCCGCTGTTCTTCCGGGTTATCGGGAAACAAGAAGACAGGCAACAGAACGAGCTTCAAGAAGACTTTGACCAGGCCATTGACATAGCCGAGACCATCAGACAGATCAAGACCACGGTGGCAATAGAGTGGATTCAGACGGTCCAGCAGTTCTCGTTCACCCACGACCGACGCTCAACGTTCACGTCCGCAGAGAACCCGGCTATCCCCAACGCTGAATTCAATGCCATCCTGGAGACGGATCCACTGTACTACGTGGTGACGGCGGTCTACGTCATTGACAACGAAGAGTACGAATCGGTCTTTTCCCCAGAAATATTGGCTTCTCCGCTCATCGTCACCCCGGCCATCGCTGGACTTCCGGCTATCACCCGACAGCAGATTGTTCGGGAAACAGTGCTGTCCATTTACCGGTCTCGACCTGAAATTGATGTGAAACCAGGGTCCGTTCTGCGGGACACCTTCATTGATCCGTTCTCCAGTGAGGCCGAACGCCTGCGGTTCATTGCTGGATTTCTGCAAGCCGGACAGAGCTTCGCCACTTTGTTGGTCATCGATGATCCGGGGGCTACAGGGGAGTCCATTGCTGTCCGAGAGTCCCCTTACAAACTAGCTGTTAAGCAGGCGTTCTTCCTCCGAAATGACTTTTCGGTTCAGAACCTCATCGACAACATGTTCGACCACCTGGCCTCTCGGCGGGGGACCACCCGTAAGACTGGGAAGAGGTCCCGAGGTCAGGTGACCTTTTTCATGACGTCCAGGCCGAACCAGTCGATGTTGTTCCCCATCGGCACCATTGTACAGGGTGGAGGGATTCGTTTCAGGACGACTTCTGCGGCCGAACTCACCCCGACCGGTTTCGGGGGGACCTACAACCCAGCAACCGGTCGATATTCTGTCCGGGTGTTTATCCAGGCCGAAGTTTCGGGTATCCAGGGGAACCTCGCTCCGAATCAGATTCGGACTGTCGTCGCGGGCCCGACAGGTGCTCTGGTAACCAACGAGGGGTACACCTTTGGGGGTCGGGACGATGAGACGAACCAGGCATTGGCCGTCCGAGCCGATGGCATCTTGTCGTCGGTAGATTCGGGCACCTACCGGGGATACGTCAAGAATGCTGCTGGTGTCTCAGGGGTCCTTCAGGTTAACGTCATAGATGCTGGTAACGATCTGATGATGCGGGATATCGACCCTGACACCGGCCGGCACACGGGCGGTAAGGTGGACATCTGGATTCGAGGTGAGAATCTGGCCACCGTGACGGATGGGTTCGCCTTCTCATTCGATGTCGTGCAGCAGGGTCAGTTCGAGCCCGTCGGGGCCATCCAAAACCTTCGTTTCCGGGCGGTCAATTCCGACATCTCCGATGCCAACCCCCTCTTCGAGATGCTGGACTTCCCTGAGTACGGTTACGAGTTCATCAACGAATCGACTGGACACGCATTCGACCTGACCGACGTAGTGATCATCCCGCCCGACGGCATTCAACTGTCGTCGGACTACAACGATCCGGTTGATGCGCCCCTGACCGATATCTTCCGGGGGTCCTACCGGTTCAGGACAAGCAACAAGCACATCTTCACCCGCCAACCAGCCCGAGACATCGTGTCCTTGCAAGGCGAACCAGACAAGTCGGGGGTCATTTCGCCGGACTACTACAAGCTCTTCGTCGGCAGCTTGCCCTTGGACATGGGACGGTCCAACGAGGCCGGGGACTATGTGCAGGTCATCCAACCTCTGGGATCGGACCCTATTACCGTGCCTTCAGGAGACCCCATCCAGGTGACTGGGGAGAGCCATGTCATGCTGGGGGGCATCGAGTATCTGAATAATCTGGGCATCAACCCGTTGACCATCCAGGTATTCAATGCTGAGCGCTCCATTGAATACTATGGCCCATTCCATCCAGGGGTGGACTCGGATTACACCTTGGTGGATGAAGTTGGGGAAACCCCTATGGGAATCGTACTGACGGCCGATTCCCGTATTCTCGAAGGTGGTACTGTACTGGTGGATTACTACCACGACGAGAACTTCGTCGTGGAGTATCGGAACAACGCTCTGGTGGGTGTCGTTCAGGGAGATATCAACAAGGACCGCCATGTTACGGCCGATGTTCTTACCAAGGAAGCCATTCCCGCTGGTGTGGACATTACGGCCACCATCGTGCTCTACAAGGGTCAGACGACCACCCAACAGGCGGACAGCGATGTCCGTACAGCCTTGGGACGCCTGTTCGGCTCGTTCGTGTTGGGCGAACCGGTACGCCAGTCGGACATCCTCAAGACCATCGAGAAGGTCCGGGGTGTCTCCTATACAGTGGTGCCCTTGACCCGTATGGCCAAGACAGATGGGTCTATTGTTGTCCGGGAGGCTGTAGTTACCGACCGGGTGGCCGACTATTTTTCCATCACGGCTTGGTCCTCTGACACCATCGACGTGTTCCTCGTACTGGATCCTGTGGAATCTGGCACGGCTCATGGTGGGGGTGATATTAACGAACCCCGGGGGGTATTCCAAGACGAGCAGGCCATGACACTGTTTGATGAACCTCCGGACGTTAATGGCATCCCAATCAAAAACATGGTCAACTCGGCTTTCATCATTGGCAATCCAGGGTTGCTCATTCCAGGGTACAGTGATGATCTAACTCTCAAGCAGCAGTTCCCGTTTGCTACCGATGCTGAAATTGATGTGAAAAGGCAGGAACTGACCCAGCGTCGGATTTTATTGGCGCTTCCGGCTGGGCAAGCGCCCCGGGATGCTGACTATTTCGTCACCTACGTGATTTCCGGCGACACGGGGGTCAAGAACATCGAAGTGGGCCTAATTGAGTTCCTCGAACTTGGTGACCTGAACTTCACTTGGGATGAAGATTCATGACAGACAAACCTGCGGACAAGAACCTGTTCCCAACTCTGCTGGACCAAAACCCGGCCCCGGTAGACGAGAAGAGTCAGGACCGCAAGGATAAGGAAAGGGCACAAGTAGACCGCATCCTGGAAGTCTTCATGCGGGTGCTTCCGAGCAACTACGTGAGCCAAGTCACGGGTCCGTTCTATACGCTTCAGTTTCAGGCAGCGGCCGAGCGTCTTGCTGACTTCCAGATCACGGCTCAGGAGGTGTTCGCCGACTGGTCCTACGAGTACACCCGGTCGGAGTTCTTGTTCCAGATCATCGGCGCCATGGTGTTTCCGGATGCCAACACGGGTGGGGGATGGCCCACCATCCAGGGCGACATCTCGTACCGGACGTTCCTGACCCGGATGGTCGAGCTCCTCCTCCAAGGGGCCACGACATCCACCGTCAAAAGCGGCATCGAGCTGGTGACAGATGCCACCATCGAAATCATCGAGCGGGCCATCGCCGCCCGGACGACTCCGAATTCCGCCTGGGGGGCAGACGACCAGTTCACGTTCGAGATCAACGTCTCGAATATCGTGAGGCATCTCGATGTCAACGCATTCAGGGATGTGAGTATTGCCCCCATTCCTGAAGATGAGTTTGAAGATCAGAGTGAGACTGGGGATTACGTTGATTTGTACGGCTTTCCGGACAATCCGTTCGTCCTCCAGAAGAACGTCGGAATCATCCTTCGGGCCCTCAAGCCAGCCCACACGTTGTACGACTATCGGCATTTGTTCCGAGAAGCCTTCGACGGAGTGTTCGAGGATGAGGTCAGCTGGGAGCTGTCCAACTACTACTACCAGGACTGGCGCCGGCTCTGTTTAGGGGCCAAGAACGTCATTGGGGACAACGGTGAGACCCTGATCGACCGGTCCCTATTCTCCGACCCGACCCGAGATTTCGAGTCCATCAGCCCGGGGGCAACCTTGGTTGTCACTTCCGGACCGAACTCCATCCACTCAGGGGGCATTGAGGGGACGGCCGCATCAATCGATGAGCACCATATCGGGCGATACAGAGTCGAAGAAGTCCGGGCGTTTCCGGTGGGGGATGACCCAACTGTTCGGGCCTACACGACGACACCCACGGGATTGACCGGTACAGCCACAGTCTCCGGGGATGTCGTCGAGGATACGAATCAGGATTGGGGGCAGGCCCTTGAGGGGGAGATACTGACTTTCCCGGAGGGGCCGAATGCCGGGAACTATCGGTTCAAGACCCTCATGGGAAGCTACGGGGGGCCGGTGGGGGATGCATCCGGCCCAGCGACCCGGGTGCGGGTGGCTTCAAGCCTTTTGAGGATCCGGCGGCGTATGGCGGTGGCTATCATTGACCAATCCTATGAGGTGGAAGTAGATCGGTTGGGGAGGCAAATTCCTCACAAAGTAGAGGGCGAAGACGCCACCCTCTACTTTGTCCGATGATTGCCCTATAACCCCGGCCCTATAAGGGTGTCGCACTGACGAGGGAGCACCATGCCTGCTAGCATACGAGTCACACTGCATGAATCTCCGGGCGGGGTTGTTGTTGGACCTGTCACAACCGATTCGAGCCGAAACGACCTCCGCAAGGGCTATCAGGTCGTCTGCGAATCCGTCCATGAAGCCAACACCTACAGCTGGGTGTTGGCTTTCACACCGGATTCTGCCGGCCCCCCAGCAGCATCCGGGGACGACTTCATTGGGACGCCCTCAAATGCCACCTTACTTCCTCCGTACGGCAGCACATCCCAAGTTGCCATGTTCAATGTGGACTGGGATGGCTCCTACCTGATTCGCCTCACGGTGGATGCGGGGCTCCCGACCGAAGACACGATGTTCCTACGTCTTCGGGTTCTGACCCGTTTCGCAGATATCAAGCTCGTGGCAGCCGGTGAGCGCCGGGACGCCAATGGCGTCGTACCGATAGATGCATCTCCTGAGGGGTGGGCTGACGACCAAAACCAGAACCTCAACCGACTGGTGGCTCTTGTTCGGCGGCTTTCGACCAGTGGTCGTACCCTCTATGTGGATGCCAACCGGGGCCGAGACAATTCGGCTAGTCAGAATGACCACACCAACATCCTGCGCATTCCAGGACCGGATTCAGCGGCCTTGGACGAGACAGGCATCCGCTTGGAGGCCGAAGGGTTCGCCGACTTTTCCGCCATCAACGACGCCATCACATATGCAATGGGGGCTGTGGCTCGGGGGGAACCCGCTCTGTCTGTCGGGAACCCGTACTTCATCCGGGTCAAACCCGGTTATTACGAGGAGGATCTCAACCTTCAACCCCATATCCACTTGGTAGGGGAATCCCCCCACGCTGGGGTTGGGGTTCCTGGGGTCAATACACCGTTCATCACTGTGCGCACTGCAAACATGGGTGGAGTGACCCACCATTTCAATGGGGCATCAGCATTTGATTTCTGTTTCTTGTTCAATTTGCAGTTGGAAAACACGGGTTCGACCGATCAGGCGGTCATTGAACATACGGGCGGTCTACTGGTTCTGTGGGATTGCATCGTTTCCCAACGAGGGAATGCTGTCAACCAAGGTGCTGCCATCCGGTCAGTGGCAGGTACGATGACAGGGCTGACGGCCCTGTTCGATTGCATTGTTGTTTCGGAGGCCGACGCCGACGATGACCGGTATGCCCTCATTTTCGATATTCCCGATAGTTCCCTGACTTTGGAGAACACCAGGGTCCTAGCCCAGCGAAGCGGTATCCGGATCAACCCTTCGTTGGTGGCCAACATGGACCTCGGGATTTCTCGGAATTCGGTGGTAGACGTAACCAGTGGTTACGCTATCCGGAGTGCCGCATCCACTGTAGGGGTTAGTTATTCAACGGTTCATGCCAGTGACCCCGACAAGTGCATTGTCCTAGATGGGTTTGGGAATCCTCCAGGATCCATGGCCGGGAGTCAAAGGGTTGGTCTTCTTTATTCGAGGGTGGATAGAGTCATCTTCGATACGGCTATCCCAGTAGGGAACACAACTCTGCGGCTGGATGCCACAGAATTTCTCAGTCCTGGTGCGGATTGGGTGCAATTCCCGAATGGTGAGCCCGACACGTTCGACACTGAACTGCATGACCGGTCCATCTTCTACGATTCCGATTACGAGGACCCCGACAGTCCGGGGACTCCGGTGGTTCCGGTCAATTCCCAATTGAACGTCAACAATGTCCAGGACGCTTTGGACCTGCTCGTTCAGATATGTCTCCCGTCGGGCAACATTCCGTTCTATTCGTTGGATTCGGCCTACGACGGTCTGGCTTCGGTCAACCCATTGGTCTACGGCCAGGGCCTCGGTCGTGTCATCATAGCAGATAAGGGGGCTGTCCAGATCACCGGGGCGACACCCCCACTATCTTTGGAGACCGACGGGAAACTCCGTGGTGGTCTCCAGATGGAAGGCGTCCTGGATCTTGGACCGCTCGTTTCCGACGGTCTGGGTTCCGAGGTCAACATCAGCGCCAATCCGTTCACCGCAGGTCCGATGATCACGATGGGCCGAGCCATTTGGCCTGACGACTTCACCACGATACGTCGGGGATTCCCGGCAGGACTAATCATCGGGGGTAACCCGGAAGCAGCGGACACACCAACCGACGGGACCATCCCTTACAACGTCTTTTTGCGGACCCGAAACAACTTCACGTCGCCCACGGATATGCTGGGTACCGTCATGCTCGATGGCGGGACAGCAATGGAGGACCCATCCGTTCCGGCTGACACGGCCGGAGGTGGGTGGGTCTTTATCCAAGGTGGCAGTGTCTACTCGGCTACGACGGCCGAAGACCCCGGCTATATCGTCTTGGCACCCGGTGAGAAGACCGGGGCCGGGGCTGGTGAAGCCAAGATACGCATTGTCAGACCGGATGCAGCCACCCGGTGTTTCCTTGTAGCCCAGAACGTGTTCGTTGGTGGTCAGGCAGGGAACTTCTGGGTTGCCACCCCCAACGGTGTTGAAATGTTCGCTGTCGGGGCTGGTGACAACCTGGCTGCCGTCATCGCTACCATCAATTCGACTTCCCGGGCCGTCACCGCTTCCAATGTAGGTGGCCGGCTCCGGATGGACGGTACACCGTTCGGGCCCAACGGGGACGTCCTCTACATTGGCGATGACCAGGCCGGAGCTTTGAATACGGCTCTGGGCGAGCTCCGGGTAAACTCGGGGGCCAATTTCACCCCAGGGGACTTCCCGAAGTACGTGGACATTTACTGTGATGCCCATGGCCGTCTGCGGGTCGAGGGGGACATTCACGCCGATGGGGACATCACCGCAGGGGGCAGCTGTTGTGCTGGGGGCGGGGGTGGTTCCAGCACCATCTACCCCTACCATCAGTACACCCCAGGGCCCCCCTACGTTGTGCTTCCGACTATCCGTATCGTCGGAGTTGTGACGGTAGCGGGACCCCCGGTCGTGGTACTGCCCTTCTTCCCCCCGGATGGACGTGTCATCACTATCAAGGACGAATCAGGGAATGCAGCGGTCAACCCGATACTCATCGACCCAGGTCCGGCGACTATTGACGGATTGGGGCCGGGGCCGATTCCATTGATCATCGTCAATTGGGCTTCTCTGACGATGTACTACTCCGCTGCGGCAGGGGCGTGGTTCCTCATGTAGAGGGTTGAGATGGCACCTGATTACCCAGATCCCATCGAAGGGGACCCAATTGTCGAGACAGACCCTTCGACCTGTTGGGACCTGAGCCGGTTCGGATTCGGTCCATTCCCGATACCCGGTGAATCGGTTATCGACTGTCCCCCGCATCCGGGTCACTCAGGTTTCGGTGGGGTTTTCTGGGCGCCCAGTGCCGGTGGTGCAGTCTACGGAATGAGCTCCTACGGGAGCCGCTCATTCCGGGCTCCCCCGTTTGGCATCACCGGCGGCTACGGTGGTGACCCTTACGGCCACAGCCCCTATGGCTCATCAGAGGTCACCCCGCCCCGGCCCACATCAGCCATCAGTCTCAACGGGTTCGAGATCGAAGTGTTCTTCTCTGAGCCGATGGACCCGAATGACCCGTTGCTCACGGACCCGGATTCCTACACCCTCACAGGCATCGTGGGGGCACCGGCGACAGTCATTTCCGTCCGCATCGAGAAGCTGGGGTCGGTGGATATCTACGAGCCGGATGTCGGGGCCGGAGTCCTGTCGGTCATTCTCACCCACACAGGCACCACCCTGGGTGGCACCTACACGATCCTCATCAACGGGCCGCACGACATCTCGGGCAACCCGATTCTGGGTGTCGTGGTCGCCCTGTTCACCAAAGGAGAGCCCCCGGCGTACACCGTCGATGCTACATCGGGCGAAGAGCTCCTCTTCACCTTCGCTCAAGACATGCTCCCAGACGACGAACGGTCGGTCGGGGCGGGTCCCGGCATCCTGGACCCGGAGTCCTACCGGTTCACCTCGACACCACCCTATCCGGTTGTCCTGACTCCGATAGAGATAGTCCACCCCTATGACGGGAACGCCGACAAGGTCTACCAGAAGGTCGTTGGGATGACATCGCTGGAGTACGAGAGCAACATCAGTCCGGCCACGGTGTTCTACTACGACGGGTCTGTACTCCCAGACGAAGCGACCAACTTCCAGGGGTCCGAGATCAACCCGACCGGTGGAACCTCCCAGATATCCGCCGGCCACCTGTGGATGACCAAGGACAAGAACCAGACCTACGGGTGGTACTTCCAGGACACCAGCGGCAGGGCGGCCGTCTTCCCATCCACGCTTCGGGTGGACTTCGAGTTCAACGCCGCTACGACCAGCTATGTGCCGCCCCTGTCGGCGTTCCCCGACCCCCGTGTCGGCCAGATTCTCATCGAGAACGGCCCCGCCGGGTCGGGTGTCCGGGTCAGAATCACACTCCAGAAGGCCCCGGGTGAGGTTGACGAGATCCGCATCCAGAGTGGCACCTACGACGTAACCATTGAAGCAGCGTGGTCGGTCGGGACCAACACGATATCCCTGATTCGCAATCTTCAGGCGGGCTTCTACTCGGTCCTGTTCAACGGGATGCCGGTTGTGTCCTCACCTGAAGCCAACTTCACCGAAACATCCCAGGCAGCCCCCGGTGTGACCTGGACGTTCTTTGATGAGGCATACAAAATCACCGGTTTCCAGATCCGGGATATTCGGTATTCGGCCACCCAGACCGTATATTCGGCGGCTTGGAATTTCCTGCACGACACCCTGGTGGGGTTTACAGGTTCTGATGCCCTGACTCGGGATTACCTGTTGACCCAGCGGGGGCCTTTGGTCAAGGGTTGGGGGGATGCTACACCCGCCACCGAGCAGGACATAACTATCGAGGTCAACGGAGGCGAAGTTGGAATTCGGGAGGTCAACCCCTACATTGGCAAGGTCACTCTTGAAGTCCCCATCCCACTTCTGCCCCCAGGAGACCCCCAGGCAGATGTGAAGGTGGACTACAAGTGGATGGCCACCCCCATCATGGGGATGGCCGGGCTCAACACTCCGGGGCTGACCCTGAACAAGTGGGACTACGCCCACGGGCACCATGATCCGGCAGGTCATGGGTCACAGATTCAAGAGATCCCGGACTTCCCCAAGGGCTCAAATACCAACGGCCGTTTCCCCATGCGGGTCGTATTGGGGCCCGTGCAGCGGCTCAATCCGCTGCTGATTGGCCACCGGTACATGGGGTTCGAGCGGGCATATTCGGCCCTGTTGAACAGCCCTACGACTTTGCTGTTGAACCAGAATCCGTTCCGGGTGGCCCAACCGGGATTCGAACAAGTCCCGGAGGGTATTTCCGTAGCTTATGAAGGCATCGTTGCTCCGGTGGATGACACTCCCATCTGGGTTCTGGATGGGACGGATTATGGTCAGGTCAATGTCGGAGAAGGTACCTACACGGTTGTGGACCTGAAGGACAGCTCGTTCGACCCAGATGATCCCCAGGCCGTCGTCTACTGGCAGGAAGTGGACCTGACCTTCCCGTCCACGATCAACATCGTGACCCGATTCCAGATCGAAGACGTTGCCAGTCTGCTGGACCCGGACAACGAGAACGTTTTGGGTCTGGACGGGGTGTTCACCGGAATCGGTTTTGGGATGCACAATAACCTCGACCTGTACCTGGTCGGGGCACTATTGGTCAACGGGGTCGAACATGTCGGGATGCTCCTGGATGCCCGCAGAGCTCACCTGGTGGATGCCTGGCAGATAGGCCCCGAGACAACCGGTACCATCGAGGATAGCACTACCCTGAAGGTCACCACGTCCGAGATCCCCATGGACTTCCAGGTTGGGGACCGGTTTCAGATTCTCGAAGGAACACAGGCTGGGGTGTACACGGCCACGGATGTCGTGGCCCAGTGCGACGGGATGACGACCATCACGGTGTCCTCGGCGTTCCCGGCCGACCCAAACCGGCTGGGCAACAAGTACCCTGACGCCATCTTCGAGGTATTGTGGAGTGGGGACCCCTCGACATACCGGTTGGTTGTGGATCCTGAGCAAAAGATGGCTGTTCTCTCGACATCTGGGTTGACCACGGCCGATATCCTGACGTTGAACGGCACCATCTCGGGGATCCCACAACCGGCCGAAACTTCCTTGATGCTGTCCACAAAAGGTACCGGACAGATGTTTTGGGGGTCATTATCGAACCGAGCCACGAACCGGAGTTGTTGGTCATTTTCCCGCTACGGCATCGTGCCTGACCAGTCGCTCATTACGGGCCATGCCGTCAATGTGTTCACCGGGATGAATACTGTCCCGGAAAATGACCCGAACAACGAGTGGCTCACTACCCAGGGCTTCGGCTACTCCGAAATAGATGACACTGGGGACTTGCTGCTGCTCAAGGCTACATCCGAGAGTGACACACTGGATTACACTTTCGGGTACTCCCGCATCGAACCGTTCTTCATCCATGATGCCATCATGGACACACGGATTCGATTTCAGATGGATTCCGGGGTTCTGGGAGCTGGGGATACCCAGGTGGTCCTAAACGATGGGCAACGGGAAATTCGATTGGGCACATTGCTCTACTTCGAGCATCCTGGGGAATTCCCGTTCCGACATCTCGTCAACATGCCGGTGGTCAGCACAGCCGGTCTCGAACTGCCGACCGAGCAGGGCTGGGCGCTCGTGTCAGCATCCACGGGGACACCCTACGTTCAAGGCCCCGACCTCCAGATCACCCAGGAGCAGGATCAATCCATCCTTTACCGGGCCACCCTGGATGTTTCAGGCATGTCCCTAGATGAGATAGGGGGCAACACCTTTGAGGGTCGGTTCGCCGTGGATTCTGCGACCGGTCGGGTTGCGGACGACGTGGCCGGTATTTTGTTCTCGGCTGGTGTGGGGACCAATGCTCATGTCATTGTCCGTCTCCGAGGTGGGGCATCACCCAAAGTCCAGATGGTCAACGTGGATGACACGGTGGTCCAGGAATACGTCTTTGACTGGACCGACGGGGAGTTCCATACCTATCGGGTAGTCGGGATACAAGACGGGGCTGTGTCTGTTTTCCTGGACGACGAGCTCCAGCTGCCGACACTTGCAACAAGCCAGTTCGCTGGCACGACGGGCCAGCGGATGGTTCTGTTCGGGGCCACCAATCTCATCGACGGGGCCACCGAGCCGGTCACAAGTGTGGTCCGCTGGCGGTCTTTCTCCTACGCCATCAAGCCATCGGACTTGGCCAAACGTACCATTGGTGTTTGGAAGGGTGGCAGCTTGGACGATATTGATTCCTGGGAAATCCCCCGGACCGATACAACAGTGGCAGCCAACTCTGCCCAGGTCGGGCCGGTCATCGAGGAGATGGACTGGCGCTCTCCTATGTCAGTCCGACTTTTGCGGAATCCTACTTGGGGTGTAACGGTCTACCGGCCGGATAGGGCATTGCCGCCCTACTACGTTCCGGAAACTCCGGGCGTACCGGGTTCTGGGTTCGCCAACCAGACGAACCAACCTTCAGCGGGTTGGATTAACGTCGAGTACCCAAACCTACCCCGGATACCTTCCGACTTCGGGTTCATCTCTTTTGGGGCCTTGGATGCTCGATCCGTTTCACAACAGCGATGGGATTACGTCCGATACCGCATCACCAGGGCACTGACCGAAGATGTACGGGCACCCCAAGGAATGGTGCTCAACCGTTACAACGTCATCACCAGTGGGGAGCTGCTCAACGACGTGACCATGGAGAGGGTCAGTATCCAAACCCTCGACAGCCGTCGGGTCACCCTGCTGCCGACCCACATGTATGCGTCCGACATCTACAAGATCGTGGACGGCGAGACCATTTACACCTACGAGTCATGGACCTTCGACCGGGCCTCCCAGACGGTGACGCTGGGACAGGATACCAACGGTAACGACCTACACTTTAGTGGGGAGCACGTTCCTGTCACCGCTGTGTTTATCCCGGGCAAGCCGGTCACGAACACCTACCTGGAAGCCCAGCCGCTGCTCGATGGCATAACCAAACTCAACGAAGGGACTCCGCCGGTTCCGAAGGGCCAGACGTCCAAATCGGAGTGGCAGGAAGTCCACGGGTCGGCTCTGAACAACCCAGAAGACACCCTGGGAGACCCGGACTTCACCTTGAACGACCCCTACACGGTGCTCACGTTCACCGATGACCCTGATTCCCTGTACCAAGACCTGGAGTTCATCGAGGTGGACAACGACGGGGACACAGGGCTCATCAAGTCGATCTGTGAGGGGACCCTCCCGGTTGGCTTCTCGGGGTACACCAAGGATGAAGGGGACGAGCTGGTTTACGAGAAGGAATCGGGATCCGTTGGTTCCATCGGCGGTGACCCCCTGAACGGGACGGGGGCCAGCAAGGATCTCGTCTCAACCGACGAACGGGTAGGGACCACCGTTGGGGCTCACGTTCTAGATTTCAAGGGGACAAAATTTTGGGAAAAAGTTGGCAAGCCTACTGAGAGCACCCACCATCCTGTTACCGGAATGCCCGGTAATATTCTGTTTGCTAGCGGTGGGGACTACCTGGGACCTGTTGTCAACGACCTAGGCCAAATCATCGGTACAGCTCCTCTTGGGGGGACTTTGGGGCCAGGGTCGGCCGTCCTTTACCCGAGCCCCAAGGGACGAACTTACTGGCGCACCGATTGGTACATGCGCATTACGTCCGTGATCCGCATTGAACCCAGTAGCATCGGAGATACAAATCAGGTAGTCGAGGTCCCCTTGGAGGAAACCTTCTCCCTGTCCGGGACCGATAACACCCCCCCGAGTCGGCCCAATACATGGTACCGCAACCCAAGTGGCCCTCCGGACCCGAATGGGTTGGGGGCTTGCCATATCGTCCAGCACGGTGCGGGCAATTACTCCCACATCGGTCCGTGGGGTGGGATGTCCTCGCTCATTCCAGAACCGGACCGGGGATACGTCGAATTCATTGGCACCCTGACTGATGGGATGACAATGACTCTTGAAGAAGAGTTCA